AGAGATTTCTTTACCTCAATGACCTGGGTAGGTTCACCTTCATACTGCCTGTGCTTGTCGATTAAGATGCCTGTGGCGATTGGTAGGACTCCATTTGGTATCTCATCGTTGTCCAGCTTCTCGATCATCTTTTCGACTGCAAGCTGTGAAGCATGACCTATCAAACCTCTCATTACTTTCTTCGATGATTCGATCACCTCTTTCTCTCGGGACCGAACTACAGCGATAGTATTGTGCGATACCTTTAGTTCCTTCTTGATCCGAGTAACTGGTGTGCCATCGGATAACATCTGCACCACCTTGGCGTAGTCACCTGGTCTTTTATCGTAAAGCCCTTGGGCTGTGTAAACTGATGGACAAGTCTCCTCAACTGTCAGGTTAGCTGGGAGGTTATCAGCTTCTATCGTAATTCTCTTCTTTTCAGTAGGCATAAAAACTAATGCACGAATAACTTTTCACTTTTTGAATATTTATCGGTGCAAGCAATTGAGAAAGTAATCTCAATAAGGATATTGGCAAGAACAATTAGACATAATCATTATTGTGCGTAGTTGGTTTAAGTATTAAGTGCCTTGATTATCAGTGACTTACGCAAATGCTTTTGGATCGTGCAAATTATGCAAAAGTATTAGACAACGGTTGGAGGGGGGGAGGGGGGTCGGATTTCGCGGCCCGCCGATCACCGCGACCGATTGTAGCCCATAAAAAAATTTCCACTAATTGCGGCCAATCGTGCTGATAATCTGTTATCATTAAGCCAATGCCTCTCACCTGGACACCGCACCCCGCCTTACCGCCTCTGACAAAATCGGAGATGCTGTCCATGTCCGCCGAAAAGATCCTCGCATATTATGAGACTAGAGAAGAAGCAATCGCACAAGAGAAAGACGATCCATACCGGCATGGCTTTGAACTGGATACCTGGAAGCGGGCAGATGATCAGCTAAAGACCCACTCCGAAATCCTCGTTATGGGCGGAAATCGTGCGGGTAAGAGTTTTTGGGCGGCCAAGCGGGTAGTTCAATGCCTCGTAGAGAACCCCGGCACTATTGTTTGGTGCTTAACCGAGACAGCGGCTAATTCGATACAATTCCAACAGAAATTAATTTTTGATGCTCTTCCAAAAGAACTTAAGTCGTTGGGTAGAGGTAAGATAGGATACATAGTCCACAGTTTAAAAAATGGATTTACGGGGGCGAAATTCACTCTGCCTAATGCGAGTCAATGTATATTTAGATACTGGGCTCAGGACATTTCGACAATCGAAGGAGGAGAAATAGGCTCACCGCAAGATCCAGTCAACGGAACACATAACATCGGATATTGGGCAGATGAACTCGTACCTATGTCGTGGGTAAACACACTTCGTTTTAGAACCGTAACCCGCAATTCCAAGGGAATTATCAGCTTCACCGCCGTTGACGGATGGAACAGCGTAGTTAAATCGATGCTCACCGGTGCCCGCACCATAGAATCAACGAAGGCGGATCTCCTAAACGGCGAAGAAGTCCCCCTCGTTCAACAGCCCATCCGCAAAGCCAGTTCAGTGGTTTATTTCCACACAGCGGCGAACCCCTTTGGCGGATGGGAAGCAATGAAGAATCAGTTAGAGGGTGAGAAGCGGGAAACTATCCTTTGCCGGGCTTATGGAGTGCCTGTGAGGCAGTCACGCGCAATTTTTCCTTCGCTCTCGGACAAGAACTTCTGCACCCCCGACAAGCTCCCCGATTTCAAAGAAGCCAATTGGGTAATGTCGATTGATCCGGCGGGAGCAAAGCCTTGGACAATGGTATTATTTGCAATCGATCCACATGGAGTCGCATGGGCGGTTAAGGAGTTCCCTGACTTCGATACATGGGGCGGTTGGATTGATCTGACTAAGGACAAGCTGTCTGCCGGCGAGGCCGCCCAACCGAACGGGTACGGCCTCAAGGATTATGCCGATGAGATTAGGAGAATGGAAAAGATGTGCGGGGATAGTGAGGTCATCCGCATAATCGACCCGAGGCTTGGGGCGGCGAGCTATCAGAAGTCGGAAGGATCTTCTAACATCATCGATGATTTATCGGACGAAGATATCATCGTTCAGCCCGCCGAAGCCCTCGATATCGAAACAGGATTACAGGCAATAAACAATCTGCTCGCATGGGACAGGGAAAAACCGATGGATTTGGATAATAAGCCTAAATTGATGTTTTCGGATGAATGTCAAAATCTCATAAGTTGTCTGCAAGCATATCAACCAAGTGCTGGGCTAAAATGTCCCAGCAAGGACCTGGTTGATAATTGCCGTTATTTCGCAATAGGTAATTTCGAGTATTTCGGCAAGGAGGAATTAATTTCAACAGGCGGTGGAGGATATTAATTATGGGAGTAACTAAGAAATGGAGTGCCATGCAGAGGGACCAGGTGGTCATTTTGCGAAAGACTGGGTTGAGTTGGCCAAAGGTGAGCAAAGGAGCGGGAATCCCTCGTTCTAGTTGTCAGAAAATTTGGGCGGAGGACTCGGACGGTGAAGTGGAACTGCCCAAACCACCGGCAAATCAGATAGAAAAAGCACGGGTTCTCAAGCTCGTCCCCAACCCCCGCCTTATGCTCATTTACTTTGAAGATCGGGAAGGGGTTGCAAGGTGCGTAAAGCGGCCCGAGCAGAATCACCCTGTTAAATCGGAAGTATATGTCAAGAAAGTCGAAGGAGACGATGATTTGTATCGAATCGCATGAGCGACAGGAGAAACGAATCGATGCCATGTTGCAGGAAATGGTGGTGGAGGAGGGATTGGCGGCATTTGAGGCGGGCAGAGACCCCAGCAATTTCACCTTAAAAGAAATTAGCGAATTTATCGGAGTGCCTCTTGTCACAGTCCATCGGGTTGAAAAGGACGCACTGAAAAAACTTAAAAAAATAATGTTAGAATTGGAGATCAAAAATGGAAATACAGGAATTTAGCGAAAAAGGGCCGGATGTCGATGCAATCAAAAAGGAGTTTGACGATGCAAAGTCGAATTTATCCTTTTGGATGGATAAAGCGGAACAGGGTAGGGAATGTCGATTTAACGAATGGGCGGGCAAAGATGAAAGCGGAAAGAAGAACGGACCGGAAGCATTTCCATTCGATGGGGCATCCGATTTAGATCCAAACTTGGTTAACCCATTGATCGATGGCGATGTGGCATTACTTAGCCAGTCACTCAGCCAGGCCAACCTGGTAGCCGCTCCCGTTGAAAGTGGAGACATTGGCAGTGCAAAGATGGTAAGCGAGTTCCTGAAGTGGCGGATGAACTCAATGACTGAACTCCCACGGGAAGCCGCTATCGGGGCAAACTATTTATTACAGAACGGAATTACATTTTTCGGAACATATTGGAAAAGGGAAACCACTCGAGTGTTTAAGGACATCAGCTTGGAAGAGATTGCACAGATGAGTCCCGAACTGGCAATGGCGATCCAAGATCCCGAGATGAAAGAGGGAGTCGAAGAAATGCTATTCCCGCTATTCCCTAATCTTAAAAAGCGAAGAGTCAGGAAGATGATCAATGAACTTCGCAATAAAGGCGTTTCCAAAGTTCCGACTGAGAAAGCGGTAGTAAACAGACCGGCAATTAAGGCTTATGAATTAGGCAGAGAAATAATCATCGACTCAAATGTAATTGATTTGGAGTCTGCTAGGAGCATTCACTGCATCCACTACTACAGCCCCGAAGCACTCATGCAAAAGGTCAGCGAGGGATGGGATAAAAAGTGGATCGAAGAAGTCCTCGAAAACTCGAAGGGCTTTTATGCGGACGAAAGTTATTCGACTGATTTAATGTCCTACGACTCCGGCAACTTTTACGGCACACAGAATTACGAAGGTATGGTTCGAGTAATTACAACTTATCGTAAGGAACTTGATGAGGATGATGTACCGATTTGCACCATTACTTGTTGGGCAGATGAAGCGGAAGGGCATGGGTTTCATAGTCCGATGGAATACGATGAAGGTCGTTATCCCTTCGTTTGTATTACTCGGGAGAACTTAAATCACCGCTTACTCGATTCCCGAGGTTACCCCGAGCTTTTAAAGAGTTATCAGATTGCAGTTAAGACTGAAATGGATGCCCGAAGAGACCGTGCATCGATGAGTACTTTGCCCCCTGTGGAACATTTGCAAGGCCGCAAACCGGATCGTATCGGTCCGGGTGCACAGATTGCAGTTCGCCGAAGGGGAGAAGTTGGATTTATGGAAATCCCTCGCTACTCGCCGGCAAGTATGGATGTGGAGATGCAGATTCGCCAAATAGCAGACAAAATCACAGGCCGCCCAACCTCGCAATTAGACGCAGTTGAAGCAAACAGCATCCGCCAGCATTTAGTTAACCAATGGCTCAACGGGTTCAAACAGATTTTAAATCGCGTATGGTGCTTGGATCGCACTTATGGCGGACCACAGATATGGTTTCGGGTGACGAATAATGAGCAAGGCGCTCAACTCATGCTTGATGAGACTGCGGAGGTTTACGATTTCAATATTACATGGAACAGCATGAACCAGGACGAGGAAAAGGTTCTTCAGAAACTCGATACAGTTGGTAAATTAATGTCGCAGTATGATCGAGGGGGACAAGCTCGCTATGATGTTTATCTCCGAAAAGTGATCGAAGCAATCGACCCAAATCTTGCCGGTCAATTAATCGCTCCACAGGAAGAAGCAACGGACAAGGAGATTAAAGAAACTTCTGCCGACATCGCTAAGATTGCATCGGGCCAAGTGGTTAACGCTCCACAACAAGGGGTAAATTCTAAACTTCGTCTTCAAGTTCTTCAGCAGTGGCTTAGTGGAACTGAGGAAATCCCCGCAGATGATGTTCAACAAAGAATGCAAGAAGATGAAAACTTTGCGAAGCGGATTTCCACATATGCTGGCCAGCTCGAGCAAATGCAAGCTCAGCAAAAGAACGCACTAATTGGCCAGCTCGGGACTGCTCCTGGCAATGTACCAGGCACATCAGTAGCCGCTTAACTTAAATTATATGACTTTAGCAGATGCAATAAACGGCCTCGGCGAACAGACCGAATGGCTAACAGTAAAATCATTTATCCTCGAACAGAGGGATATGTGCTTAGTCGATTTTCAGGACTATACCCATGTAGACAACCCGCAAAAACTCGCCCGACTAAGTGGTGAGATTGCTGGATTAACCCGAATAATTGAAAGCTTAGAAAATGCCGAAACTGACACCCCATCAGCAATTTAAAAACGAACATCGAGCCATGCTAAATCGCTGGCTTGAAGAGAGTGATATCGATGACCATGAGATGGCACAAATCGCTTTAACGGATGTCGAGGAGTGGATGGACGAGGAAGTTGTTGATTTTGAGTGCGACATGGACCTCGATGACGAAGAACACGAAGCGTAAAGGCTACATTTACGAGCAGACTTTCTTCACTGAAGCGTTAAAGAATGGGTTGGAAGTTTTCATCCCACTGGGTGACCATTTACCAGTTGATTGTATCCTCGTAAATTCGGCGGGCAAAAATTTTAATGTCCAAATTAAGGGGTCTGAAAAGTCAAGCAAAGGGGAAAGAAAAAACGGGTGCAAAAGGTATCGATTTTCCACGACTACTGGGCGGGTAGTAAAGCAACCACTAGACTGCACAAAAGTCGATATAGTGGCAATATTTTGTGCCGACATAAACACCTGGTATCTAATTCCATGTATAGCTTTGGACGGAGCATTAACAGTTGCGGTTTACCCGGACAACCCCGACTCAAAAGCAAAACACGAGAAATATCGGGAAGCGTGGGACTTATTTAAAACTCCCTGAAAATTTTTATTGGCCCCCTGTCATAATCGGAAGTGGCGAACCATTTCGGTACGCAGAAAACGCAAGAGTGCGAACTTCCCAAACGCAGAGAAAATATGGCAGATACAGAAATTAGCGAGGCTCCGGCTACGACAGAAGCAGAAACAAACACGCAAAGCATTACGACCCTTGAAGAGTTAACGGCATCGTTCGTTGACAAAGTTGAGGAGAGTGAAGCGAAAGAGGAATCTGAAGTGGAAGCTGGTCCCGAGACCACAACCGCAGACGCAGAGACCGACCAGGAAGATGTTCTTTTACAGTCTACCGAATCTGAGGAATCAGAAGAGGAAACGGAAGAGATAGCCGAAGAGGAGGAGTCCACTGATGAATCGGGGGACGCTGAGCCACAGTCTAAAGCTGTTGGTAAACTTCTGAAACAGGTGAACCGCTTGACCGCTCGCTCGAAATCGAGCGAAGAGCTTGTCGATACACTTAAATCAGAAATTGCATCATTAAAATCCAGCCCTCAGAAGCAATCGGAATCCAGTCAGCCAGCCTTGGAAGAAGTCCAGGACTTTCAGTCATTGGAAACTCTTCGGAAGGAAGCAGTAGCCGCTAAGAAGTGGGCATTGCAAAACATTGGCCGTGATTATGTAGAATCCGGTGGGAAAGAATACAGCGATGACGATATCCGCAATATTCTAACTCAAGCCGAGGACTACTTATCGGAGAAGATCCCCGAACGGGCACAATATCTCCAATCATCGGTACAGTGGCAACAGGATACGATCAATACTCACCCGTGGATTTCAGAAACAGTCGATACAGACCAAGCCGAAGAACGGAGATCCGTTTTAGGTCAGATCAAAAGTCAGTATGCAGACATTCTCAAATCCCTACCTAATGGCGATTTTGTAGCGGCAACACTCGTAAGAGGAGTTGAGGCAATTAAGCAAGATCAGGCGGCCAAGACGGCCAAGCCTAAAGCCAAAAGGGTAGCCAAAGCACCTCCGACAACGATGGGCGATTCAAGTCCACCGGTACAAACCTCGGCCACTCGAAAGACTGCAAATAAGCAAAAGATTTTGGAGCGTAAAGTCATCTCGGAAAACGATCTCGCCGCATTTCTTGCGGACTAAAAAATTTAAAAATCTTAAAATAAGGAATTACTAAAATGTCTATTGCTACAAGTTACAATGTTACCAGCACTAAAGGTGCTAGAGAAAACCTCGAAAATGTATTAAAAACAGTTGAACCTACAGAGACACCTTTGTACTCGACTTTATCTCAATCCGCCGCACCTAAAGCAACTCTTAATGAGTGGCTCGTGGACTCACTTGCTAGTCCTGAAATTGGCGGTGTAATTGATGGGGTTGACCTCACAATTTCTGATGCTCAAAATCTTATCGACACAAGGGCGAGGCTCGGAAATCGAGTACAAACCCTGAGAGATATTTTTTCCGTCTCAAGGCAAGCGGAGATGGTAGATGTTGCTCCTGGCGGATCTTTGATGGCATCGAGCCGTGCAAAAAGTTTATTACAGTTAAAGCGCTCAATTGAGACAGCAATCGGATCAGGTAATGATCAGTCTGCTGGTACAAGTTCTGCGGGTGCTTTGATGAGCGGACTCGGGATTTGGTCCGACCCCACAAGTACGGGGGCAACTTTCGATACATCCTTGAAACAAGGTTTCCGTGCAGTAAGTGGCTCCCGTGTAAGTCTTGCAAGTTTGACTGAATCTGCATTTCGTGGATTGCTCCAAGCTGTTTACACTGCCGCCGGTTCAAAAGGTACTTACAACCTTTTTGCTGGTCCAGCCGTGATGAACAAAATTACTGATTACACTCGTTCGACTACAGCTAATGGAAACTTTAGCTTCGATCAAGATGTTAGCGGCAAGACCCTTGTCAGAAGTGTGTTAACATATGTATCTGACTACTCTACGATAAACATTATACCGGACCTTTTCTTAGGGCGTGTAAATGGTTCTGCTAGTGGTACAGACACAGTTGAGGGTACAGTGAATACAGACCGTGCTTACCTAATCCCTGGTGATGACACAGTAAGTCTGAAATTCTTGGAGGGTATCACGATTCAAGATCTTCCTGACAACGGTGCTGGAAAACGGGCTTTCTCTGAAACGATGCTTTCGTTGAGGGTCAGTAATCCCCGCGCGCTTGGTTCAATAGTTTAGGTTTAATTGGTTTATTTGGTGTTATTTTGGGAGGCCGGTTGGGTAGTGGCCGGCCTCCCTTTTTTTTAAAATATGAGTCTTAATATCATAGTTAAAGGTGGGAAGAGAAGTGGAATGTCGGGCGAAGAAATGGCCCACTACTTATCAAAAAAAGTTGAACGGGATGCCGAGCGAGAAAAAGCTGGGTATGGTAAGCGAGCAATCGCCGCCCGAAAGAATGCTAAGAAACTTAGTGGAGGGAAAGACTTCCGCTTAGTATCTGCAATTGATGCGACTACCTTCCTAAGACATGAGATCCAAAACAAGGGCTGTATGTCTGATTCAGAATATCGCCGAGACTTCGCAAAATCCAACCCCGAAACGGTTATCGGAAGTTGAGAACTGTAACCTACACCGAACTTAAAAATCGATTCACCTCGGCAATCGGGGTGGATACTTTATTATCGGTAGAAGAAACAGCATTCAAAAACTCGCTAAATGATCGAGTAAAAGGAGCATGGACCCGCGCACAATGGCCCGAGCTGATGTCAGTAGTCGAAAAGACTGTTGCCGCCGTTACCTCGCCAATCGTTGCAGACAAGGCCGTGCAAATAGATAACGATGCAAATCTGATGGATGTGTTTTCGGTCTTCGATAAGAATCCATTATCTGAAAGGACAGCATTCAAGTTAGATTACAATTTAATCAATGGGTATTTAGTATTACCCGCCAATTCTTCACAGGATTCAGTCTTTGTGATGGGTAACCAGGTAACACCTTCGAGTTATGGTGATGCTACAGTAGACGGATCGGAAACCACAACTCTGCCAAGATTCTTGGAACGGTACTTACTTTTAGCGACCATTTCCGACTGGTACAAATCAGACGGCCAGCTTGAAAAAGCGATCCAGCAAGAACAAATGGCAGAAGAAACCTTGGCACTCGAAATCGACCGAGTCGAACGCTTGGAAGGAATGAACAAAATATCAGTCAACACATATCCGAGCTACAGCTTCGGAGTTAACATTTTAACAACAGTATAATATTATGGGAATCTCAGCAATTAATGTAAATAACAGCATGGGTAGCAATGGGAGTGCCTATGCCAACGATACCGCCAGCCACACAAACGGCACAGACGGATGGACCGCAATCCAATTCACGGAGGACTCGGTCCTTGCCGCTTTAGTCGGCAAAATGGATGACTCAGCGGATTTAATTTCCGATGCAGTTACCTTTGCGGCTGGGCAAGTTCTGTATGTACCGGCGAGTGAAGTCCGCTTGGCTTCGGGAGCTTGCATCTTGTACAAAGGATAAGCGATGCCGGATCTTGCACTAGGGCTGATGATAGGGGAGGCGGATGCAGATTCGCACATTCCGCCCATCGGAGTCGATGGTGCATTACAGGCAGAAAGCGGACCCTATTTAAACACTGAGGATGGAAACATTTTAGCATTCGATTAAAGGAAAATAAAAAATGGCAAATAAAAAATTAAGCTCATTAGATGCACTCGGGGCAACCCCAGCCGTTAGCGATATTTTGGCAATCACGGATGTCTCGGATACCACCGGCTCTGCACAGGGTACTACTAAAAAAGTAACAGTTGCCAACTTGGTAGCGGCCGCCCCACAAGGTGATTTACTAGCAAGCAATAATTTATCTGATGTTGCGAGTGCTGGAACGAGTCGGACAAATCTTGGACTTGGTACTGCGGCAGTAGCAAACACAGGAACTTCTAATGGAAATGTAGTTGTACTTGATGGAGTTGGATTGCCAGCGATTAACGGATCTCAATTAACGAACTTACCAGCTGGAGCAGTAGACGGTACAGCAGTTACTTCAACAGGCGAGACAGGAGCTACTAAGTTCTTACGAGAAGATGGAGATGGTACTTGTTCGTTTCAAGATGTTGTAGTGGGAGATGCAGAACTAAGAGGCACAGACAATCCACACATCGGAGCATTTCCTAATCAGTCCTTCTTAGTTACAGACAATCCGAGTAAGTCGGTTATGCTTATTGCCGATGCTAGTGGGAACTTAGACTTTTTAGTAAATTCAGACGCATCCAAGGTTTATTTAAATACTCCATCGAGTCGGTTAGAATTAACAACAGGAGTGTCAGTAGTAGAAGATGCAACCGAGCCTGACATTGAGATTACCACCACATCAGGCACTTACTCACTTATCACAGGAGATTCAGATGCTTTAGGAGCTAACGGATTACCTATTAGACAAGGCTTTAACGCTCCCGATATAGGAGCAAACCCAGCACCACTTTTAATATCAGGTGGAACAATTTCTTAAAACTTAACAAACAAAAATTATGGCAACAGTATATATTAAACCAGGTTCAGGTACAGGCACAGGAACACTAGCTGATCCTTATTTTTATAATCAATTAGGTACAGCAGAAACAGCAGCTGGAA